ATATCACAGGAGGAACATGAAAGCAATATCCCCGAAAATAAGAGAAAAAGCAGCAGATTTTTATCCGAAGTTTTTTAAAAACCTCAATGCCGGAGCCACATACACGCTTGAAAGCTTCCCTGATATGTATAAAAAAACACTTTTTGGAATGAAAGGGCTGTTCTCAGAGAATGAATTGAAATTGATTGTTGATATATTCAACTCTACAATGCTGACTCCCGTACTTGCAGGCGAACACCTGGTCTGGTCAGTCCAGGACTCAATAGAACTTGAGCACGTAGACAAAAAGTGGGAGGTTAAAAAAGAAATTATCCTGCAAAAAATATCAAAATTACATCTTTTCGAGAAAGCATGCATAGAGATATGGGCAAACGGATTTTGGTATAATTCAGATGATACACCACAGGACTTGGACAAATATATAAAATTACTGTGCGCAACAAATTCTGTGTAAAAAACACTTGACAAACATGGGGCTGCTAAGTTTATAGTAGCCTCATAAATCAGTTTGCAGTTCTCGCGCAAAGCAGCGGATGCAAAACCGGCATACATAAGGCCGGTATCTTCTAAGCAAATTTGTCTATTTGCAAGCAAGATACCGGTCTTTTTTTTTATGCGGGGGTGCAATGAACTGGAAAACCATCAAACATTTCAAACCGTCTGAATTCGACGATCCGAGTGTCCCAATGTCGTCGAAACTCATGAACCCATCAACAATAATTCATCTCGACAATCTTCGCTGGTTTACAGGCTGGGCAATTATTACACATAATAAATTCGGTATCCGCGGATGCGTATGTGTAGAACCGGGCGGACACAGCAAAAATTCACATCATTACGCTAAACATCCTGAAGGATGCTCTGCCGTCGACTGGCATTTTGAATGCAAAGCCGATCCCAGGACACAGATAATAAAAGTTCTCCAGTCCGGTTTCACAGGCATAGGCATATATTATGACTGGAAATGGGACGGCAAATCGCTGTCTGTCGGCTTTCATACGGATTTACGGAAACGGCCGCAGATCTGGAAACGTGAGAACGGTAAATATATTTACTTTTTAAAATAAGGAGAAATCATGTCGAAAACAAAAAAAATCTATGAATCAAAAACCTTCTGGACTGGAGCTGCTGCAGTAGTAGCCTCGGCTGCAGGGTATTTTACCGGTGAAATGGCTCTCGGTACTGCCCTGCAGACCGGCTTTACCGGCCTGCTCGGAATATTTTTACGTACCGGCATGCTCAATAAGCCAGGCGAATAATGACACCGGATCAATTAACAGCGATATCCATGTTTGTCAGCCTCTTTTCACAGCTCGGAGGCTGGCAGTTTGGAAGTGTCCTTTTTTGCATTGTCATAGGCCCCTGGGTCGCGGCATTTATTCTTGTATGGTTCCAGGGACAAAGGTTCGAGCGGGTTGTAAAAATGTACGAGAATAATGTTTTTCTGGTGGAAGACTACGCAAAACTGACAAAGGATCTTCACGATATCGTAATAATGAATATCCAGACAATGACAGAGCTGGTGGAAAGCATCAAAAACCAGAGACGTAATTAAAAAAACAGGGATAAAAACCCAGGGATAAAAACCGGAGATATAACCTATGATGACAGAAAAGATTAAATTTCAGGGAAGACTTGCAAACAAACAGCTCGCAAAAAAACAGCTTATCCTGAAGATAGAAGGCCTTGTCCTTTCAATCCGGGATATTCTCGATCCCTTTGCAGGAATACTCAGTCTTAAAACCGATATCGCTGCAGAGCAAAGCATTCAGCTTGCTGAAGCTGTTAGAGATTATACATCTTTGCAAAGCGAAATCACAGAGCTGGAGAGCTATATCAATGCATAAAGAAATCCCCTGGGAAATAAGAGAAAGAGCTGAAGAACTCTATGTTTACGACGGTTATACATTTGAAGCCGTTGCAGAAAGCACAGGGGTTTCCGTCTCTCAGCTCAAACGCTGGGGCGCAGCAGGTGGATGGAGAGACAGAAAAAAAGAACACAGGCAGATTTTAACCGAGCTCAAACAAAAAAAGATGCTTCTCCGTCAGCGGCTGATTAACTCTGCCCTCAGCTCAAAAACTCCTGATCCCCAGGCGGTTTATGCATTTGCCCGCATGGAAGAGTTGGCAATCAGGGATGCTGTAGAGACGGGTTTGGTAGAGACGGGTTTGAAACCCGTCTCTACAGCCGAACCCGTCAAATGCAACACCCCTGCCGAGGCAGTTAAGGCTTTGCAGACAGTGGTGGAACGAAAGCTTGGCAAAATGCTTGTTTCCCCTGAAAACCTGACACTGAAAAAAATCAGAGACTTTAAACAGGTCCTGGATCTGGTCGAAAAAATGGCAGCAGAACACCAGGTAAACGAAGACAAAACACCTGGAACAGAGGCAGACCGTGAACGCCTCATTAATGAGGTCGACAAAATACTGGGCGTGAAATGAAAGAAATAGACTACTTTTTGCCATATCAGATTGCCTGGTTAAAGGATAAATCCAGGCGCAAAATCTGGGAAAAGTCCAGGCGCATCGGCGCAACCTATGTGCAGTCCTACGAGGATGTCCGGGATTGTGTAAAAACGCCTGGTCTGCCTGTCTGGTTTTCCTCTGCCGATGAATCCGCCGCAAAAGAGTATATTTTGTATTGCGAACAATGGGCGAAAATATTCAAGGCAGCTGGTGAAATTCTTTCAATCAAAGAGGAAGTCTTAGACGAAAAAAACGGCGTTAAAGCCCTGGTAATACACTTTGTAAACGGTTCCAGAATCCACGGCCTGTCCAGCAATCCAACGGCTTTCCGGTCAAAGGGCGGAAAAACAAATCTTGATGAATTTGACTGGCATAAAGACCAGCCAAAGATGTATGCAGCAGCAAAACCCTGCGTAACATGGGGGTTTGATATGCGCATTTTGAGCACTTATCAATCCAGCTCAAGTTTGTATGCGCAGTTTGTCAAAGACGCTAAAAAAGCCGTATCAGACGGGAACATACCAACCTTTTCCCTGCATACGGTCACAATATTTGATGCGGTTGAGCAAGGTCTGCTTGACCGCATCATGGGCAGAAAAACAACAAAAGAAGAACGTGAAGCCTGGCTTGCCGAAGAAAAAGCAGCATGCGGAGATGAAAATATATGGCTCCAGGAATATTGCTGCATTCCTGTTGACGAAAATGATGCCTTCCTGACCTGGGATCTGATCCGGCCATGTGAAGATGAAAAAGCAGGAAAACCGGAACTTTCGGAAAAGGGAACATTTTATATTGGAAACGATATCGGCCGGCGACATGATCTCGCTGTATTCTGGGTAATTGAAGAGGTCGGAGATGTGTTCTGGACAAGGGAAGTCGTAAAGCTGAAAGGCGCATCATTCGCAGCCCAGGATGATGAGCTTGACAGGCTTGTATATACATATGACCCTCTCAGGATTTGCATGGATCAGACAGGCATGGGCGAAAAACCGGTTGAAGATGCAAAAAGACGGCATGGTGAATACAGGGTGGAAGGCGTGATTTTTACAGGTCCTGCAAAACAGGAACTTGCATTCGGGCTCAGGCGAAGGTTTGAAGACAGACAGGTCAGAATCCCTGTTGATCAGGACATCCGAAGAGCGCATCACGCAGTCAAAAAAACAGTTACAGCAGCCGGAAACATCAGGTTTGATGCTGACCGTACAGACAAGGGTCATTCAGACGAATTTTGGAGTCATGCCCTCGCAGTTCATGCGGCGGCCGGATCAGAAGATTACGCAACCATGCCGTCTGTGGTTACAGCAGGAAAACGAGGCATGGGAAAATCGGTTTCCGGTTACCATAACCAGCCGGATTTTGGGAGTTATTAGAAATGAAACTGTGGATCAATGAACATGATTTTGTAGAAACGGATGACAAAAAATCGTTGTCCCCGGAAATAGCTCCGCGATCCCGTTCAATCGACTGGATGGGCATCATGGGTTTTTTGCCGGATCCAGATCCCATATTGATCAAGCTCGGCCAGGACATTACTGCTTATCGTCAGCTTCTTTCAGACGCTCATGTATTTAGCTGCGCCCAGAGCCGCAAGGCCGGAACACTGTCATGCGAATGGGAAATCCTGGAACCAGCGGCGGGAAGCGCCGAGATAAATAAACGGGCGCGCCAGGCAATTGAAGATATGATGAATCAGCTCGATGTATATCAGATCATCACGGATATGCTTGAGGCGCCCTTTTTTGGCATGAGCCCCCTGGAAATAATGTGGAAATCAGGGAAAAACTGGCTGCCCGAACGGGTCATCGGCAAACCGCCGGAATGGTTTCAGTTTGATCCGGAAAACGTACTTCGCTTTAAAGCTATCGATAATTTGATAGAAGGCGAAGAGCTTCCTCCATACAAATTTTTACTGCCACGGCATCATGCTTCCTATCAGAATCCTTATGGAGAACGCGTTTTATCACGCTGCTTCTGGCCCGTAACTTTCAAACGCGGCGGCTTTAAATTCTGGGCAATATTTACCGAAAAGTACGGCATGCCCTGGATTATCGGCAAAGTACCGAGACAAACAAACGAAACCGAACGCGGTCAACTCCTTGCACGCTTAGTCGATATGGTGCAGGACGCCGCAGCAGTCGTTAATAATGATGAGAGTATCGAAATCACCGAAGCCGGCGGCAAAACCGCCAGCGCGGATATCTATGAAAAGCTGATCAGCGTATCAAACAGAGAAATATCAAAAGCCATACTCGGACAAACCCTGACCACGGAGCTTGATAAAGGCGGCTCATTCGCTGCCACCAAAGAGCATATGGAAGTCAGGGCTGATTTGGTGGACCAGGACAAGCAAATGATCAAGTCTGCCTTTAACCTGCTTTTTAAATGGGTTGTGGAGCTTAATTTTGCAGGATCAGACCCTCCGAGATTCGGTTTTTATGAAAAAGAGGACATCCAAAACAAAAGAAGCGAGCGTGATGAACGGCTTGAGAGACAGGGCATCAAGTTTACAGCGAGCTATTATCGGAGAAGTTATAATCTTCAGGAAGATGATTTTGAACTCAAAAAAAAAGAGGAACAAACGAATAATAAAACGGAATTTGTCGAAGGCGATGACGACATATCCGCATCACCGGACATTATTGCAGACAAAGCCCTTGCCGAAGCATCAATGGACAAAGAAATTAATATGGCAAAAAAGCTTCTTGACGGAGCCGCGACGCTTGAGGAATTTCAGGACGGGTTGCTTGACCTTTATCGGGATGTAGAGACGGGTTTCAAACCCGTCTCTACAATAATGCAAAAAGCCATGACGCTGGCCGATCTGACAGGGAGGTTTGATGCCGATGCCAGACGTTAATGCCTTTGATCTTCCTTTTGATGAGGCGATTGATTATTTTCGCCAAAAGGTCAAGCTCCCGACAAAGAACTGGGAGGCCATTTGGCAGGGAATGCACACCAGGGCATTCGTAGTCGCCGGCGCGATGAAAACACAGCTTGTTTCGGATCTGTACGAAGCCGTGGAAAAAGGTATCGCAGACGGCACAACCATTGCGCAGTTCCGCAAGGACTTTGATGATATTATCGCCAGGAGCGGATGGAAATATAAAGGCGGCAAGGGCTGGAGAACCGGCGTTATTTTTAACACAAATATCAAAACAGCCTATGCGGCGGGACATTATGAACAGATGTTCGATCCGGATGTATTAAAGGCCAGACCTTTTTTGCGATATGTAGCCTCAAACGCAAGGACTCCGCGGATAGAGCACACGAAATGGTACAACCTGATATTGCCGGCGGATGATCCGTTCTGGCAGACCCATTATCCGCCCAACGGGTGGGGTTGCAAATGCGGAGTGGTCAACCATTCAGCAAGGGAAGTGGAAAGAATAAAAAAAGAAGAGGCAGCCGGTCCGCATCCTGTAAAGACCAAAGCCCCAAAACCGGAACATTATAAATGGCAAAGCAAAGAGACCGGCAAAATACATAAAATATCAAAGGGAATAGACCCTGGATGGGATTATAATGTCGGGGAAGCCGCATGGGGAAAACAATTATCCTCAAACACAATGGATGCCTGGAAAGCCCAGGGCGCAAAACAGTGGGAAATTTTAACCGCCGGTGACTGGCAATCAGCAGGAAGGCCGAAACAAATACCTGTAGACGCTGCAATGGCAAAGATCGGCGCTGCCGTCAAAGGCGCAAAAGAACTTGAATCCCGCCTGAAAACCGTATTGGGCGGCAATGAAAAAATATTTACATTTAAAACGTCAAATTTCAGATATGACGTGCTCGTAAATGCTGAAGTGCTGGCAAAACATATTCCAGCAGACCGAGCGCCTTTTGTGCCCTTTCTTCCTGAACTAATGCAGGATCCTTTTGAAACATGGCTTTCGTTTGAGCGGCATAAGGGCACGGGGAAGATCGTATTGAGGCAGCGCATTATAAAAGCCGTCAAACTCAAGAAAAATCGGGGGTTATTGATGGTGGCGCAATCCGTAAACGGTATAATGGAATCGTCAACAATGATTCCGGTGAGAAGTCTTACATATTTGAATAATCAAAGGCAGGGGAAGCTGATATGGTCCAGACAGGAATAGGAAAAAGAAGCTCGGGTTCCACAGCAGCCCGGCCGCCATGCCCCGGCTTTGAAGCTGTGGTTCGTACCGGAACAATTGATATGTTTATTTATACACAATCGAAATAGAAAATCAACAGGATATTTTAAATGACCGGCACGATGATTGATGTAAAAATTGAAGATCATGGCGTCAAAGAGCTGCTTGGCAAAATCCAGCGCCGCACGCAAAACCTGACCCCCGCCATGAACATTATCGGGCAGATTGTGCGGACCTCCATTGTCCGCAATTTTGAAAAGGCAGGCCGGCCGAAAAAATGGAAAAAGCATTCCAAAACCACTGAAAACCGCAGAGGCAAAGGCGCTTCTATTCTCAGGGCGCAAAGCCATCTGATGAACTCAATACATCATAAGGCACATAAAAACAGCGTAGTTATAGGAACAAATCGTATTTACGCAGCCGTTCAGCATTTTGGAGCCAAAAAAGGCGAATTCGGCACCTTTTCAATAACACAGCAGGTCAAAGAACATGTCCGCAAAATAAATGGGAAAAGCCAAAAAGTCCGGGCACATAATCGTACCCGAAAAATGTCCGTCCCCTGGGGCGATATTCCGGCCAGACCGTTTATGATGGTACAAAAAGAAGACTGGAACGAAATAAGGGCGGCGCTTTCCGATTATATTACAGGAGAAAAAAGATGAAGAATTTTAAAGGATTCGACGACTGGATAGAGATTTTTGCCGGGGGAAAACAGATAGACAGCAACGGTATTGAACATGATGGCGATACCATAATAGCGCAGGCAATAGAGACCTTCCAGCCGTCTTATCATGAACCGCCCCTCGTAGCAGGTCATCCGGTTGATAACTCACCGGCATTTGGATGGGTATCGGGTTTGAAAAAAGCGGGCAACAGTCTGTTTGCAAAATTTTCCCAGGTAGTGCCGGAATTTTCAAAAGCCTGTGAAACCGGCATGTTCAAAAAACGCTCCGCAAGTTTTTATCCGGACGGAAGGCTGCGCCACGTCGGTTTTCTCGGCGCCATGCCCCCTGCAGTCAAAGGCCTTGCGGACCTGTCCTTTTCAGATGATGACAAGGCTTGGGTTTTTGAATTCAGCGAAGCAGATTCATGGACATGGGAGACTGTCGGCGGAATCTTTCGGAAAATGAGAGACTACTTTATCGAAAAGGAGGGAAAAGAAAAAGCAGACAGGATCATCCCGGACTGGGATGTGGAATATATTAGAGACATGGCAAAAAACAATAACAAGGAGGACGATATGAAGTTTGCGGAATTTCTCGAGGCATTCAAGTTTTGGAAAAAAATCGAAGGCGGTTCGGATATGGATCTGCCGATTCAGGTGACGAAACCCGTCTCTACTTTCAGCGAAGCCGACATCGAACAGGCAAAAAAGGATGGTGTCGCCGCCGAGCGGGAAAAGTTAGATGCGGAGTTTGCAGAAAAAGGGGCTCAGGTTAAGCGTAAGGCCGCTGAAAAGGAGATTGCGGACTTTTGCGACACATTGGTTGCATCCGGCAAAATACCGCCTTCATGGGTCGATTCAGGGCTTGTGGGTTTTATGCAGACGCTGGACGCGGAAAAAGAAATTTCGTTTTCCGAAGACAGTAAAAAAAGTTCAAGGCAATGGTTTCGGGATTATCTCGAAGGATTCAGCAAATCAAAGCTTTTTCAAGAGCTGGCCAAAAAGGAAAAGGCAGGGGATTCCGCAGAATTCGCAGAATCGAAACAACAGCAGGAAGCCGGCGAAAGCATTGCCGCAAAAGTTAACGGATAACCGGATTAAAAAAACAAATGATGGATTCCCGCCTTCGCGGGAATGACAAAAATAACGCGGGAATAACAAAAAGGAGGGCATAAGAATGGCAGGGACACATGGAGTAACGGAAACGGAAGGCACCGAGATAAGCCAGTTGGTGGCAGGCGAAATGCACGCACAAAAGATAGTAACCGTAACCAGCGGGCAAAATCTGGTGCGAGGGGCAGTAATGGAAAGTGCATCGCAAAAATGCGTAGTTATTTCCACCCCGGCAAATGCTGAAGCAATTTTGGCAGAGGATACCGATGCATCGTCTGCGGATAAACAGGGCATGGCGTTTTTTACAGGCAAATACCGGTACAGCGACCTTGTCTGGCCAACCATGACTGCAGCAAATAAAAAACTGACGCTGGAAGCTTTACAGGCAAAGGGAATAATCGTTGATGTGGATCTGACCACGGTTGAAGCAACAACGTAGACAAATCTGATACCTGACCAAATGGTCTGGGTAGAAATAGGGCGAACACAAGGTTCGCCCCTACAAAAAATGGAGGAAAACAATGAACGAACTTTTTTTAATACGAGTCCTGACAGTTGCGATAAACGCAATGAAGGCGCCGTCCATGAAGGTTTACAACCGCTTTTTTAAGGGGAAAGAGCATCTGGAACCGAGTGATCTTCTCGAATTCGACATCATCACCGGTTCCCAGAAGATCATGAAAAATATTTCAATCCATGCTCCTGCGGAGGTAAGGGATCTGACAGGCAGGAAAACCGTCACAATGAAGGCCCCGCGTTTATCGCAAAAACGCTTTATCTCAACAGCGGCATTAAACGCGCTGCGTGCCCTTGGCGGAAAGATTTCGGTCGAGCAAATGAAAGATCGTATCGCCAGGGAGCTTAAGGATATCCGCAATGAAGAGGACCGCACACTTGAGTTCTGGGCAGTTAATGCGCTCAAGGGCAAAATATACGATTCAGACCTTACAACCGTCCTGGTCGATTATAATATGGCTGTGGATCATAAACCAACCCTTACAAGCACAGCTTTATGGACTGATGCAGCCTCCGATCCGATTGCAAAAATAAGGGAATGGAAACAAAAAATCGAAGATGATTGTGCTGCAAATATAACAGGGTTCGCTGCATATATGGGGAAAGATGTAATGACAGCGCTCCTTAAAAATTCCACAGTACTGAACCTGCTGAAATATGAAAAAGGCCGCAAGATGGCTGAAGAGGGCGATCTGGCAAGGTTGGCAGGGGTTGAGATGACCGAATACGGAGGCTCCTTTCTCGATGGCACCGGCACAAGAAAACGATTCATCGACGATGATGAGTTCCTGCTGGTCGGGGAATGCGATGATTTGGTTGACGTGCCCTTTGCACCGGTTGTCGATGATGATGCCCCAGGGGGTGTAGGCAATGTTGATGCAAACGGCAACGGAGTTCTTTTCTTTGCAAAGTCATGGAAAAAACAGGATCCATCCGGACGCTGGATCAAGGGCGAATGCAGGCCTTTGCCGGTATTGCAGCGACCGGACGCCGTGATTGATGCGATTGTGGTGTAGGGCTGATATAAAATCCACGGTGTAGAGACGGGTTTGAAACCCGTTTCTACAAAGGAGTAAAGAGCATGCAGATTATAGTTAAAGAATCTCATTCCATTGATTACAAGCAGCACCTCTACCTCCCGGGCGACAAAATAGACTTGCCTAAGAAAGAGGCAAAACGGCTTATTGCCAAAGGTGTGGCAGAGATGGGTTTGAAACAAAAAGACGTAGAGACTGGTTTGAAACAAAAAGACGTAGAGACGGGTTTGAAACCCGTCTCTGCGGAGGTTGAATAAATGGCATACTGCACACAATCCGATATAGAAAAAATGCTGCCGGAAAGACAGCTTATCCGCCTGACCGATGATGAAAATATCGGAGTAATAAATACGGTCAGGCTGGATGAAGCTATGGATTCGGCTGCAGAGGAAATAGATGCTTATATCGGCTCGCGGACAAAGCTCCCTGTCAGCGGAACCGTCCCTCCTGTCCTTGGGAAGTTCAACACAGATATTGCAATCTATAATCTATATTCACGGTTCAGCGAAAACATTCCGGAAACCAGGGCAGAGCGTTATAAAAACGCGATTAAAACCCTGCAAAAGATTTCAGAAGGCAAGCTTTCGTTCGGTCTGCAGCCGCTTCCGGATCCGCCTGATGAAACTGGATATGCAGCCGCGGTTCAAAGTAGCGCAAGGGACAAGATGTTTGGTTCCAAAACAATGGATAAATATTAAATCAATTTCCGGAGCAAAGAGACATGCATGAGTTTGAACAAATAGAAGATGCCTTAATTCTGCGGCTGGAAGCGCTAAAGAGCATCGGGCTGGAAACGCTTGAAACATATTCAGGGCAGATGAATATGGAGGATGTGGAGGATCTGACTATTCAGTTCCCATGTCTCTATGTGATTACCGGCCTGCTCCAGTTAGAAGGAGTCAACCGGTGTGATAAATATTCAGCGACAATTACCTTGCTTGTCGGAGACAGCCACATAAGAGGAAGCGCCGCAGCGGCAAGGGGAGACGCTTCATCTCCCGGTGTGTATGAACTGCTTTTTGAAGCCCGCTGCCTGTTACACAACAGAAAGCTTCTTGCAGGCTGGACACCGCCTCGGGCAACCAGCGAAGCGCCGCTGATCTATGCACCCGAAAAAAACATTTGCATTTATACAGCGGAATACAGAATGTGTGCTGTAAAATAAAAAGATTGAAACGAATTAAAATTAAAAGGGGATAATAACCATGACATATACACAGGAATCTTTTCTTGGTGCAGGCGATCTAAACATAGACGTATACGATTCAGACGGCAATAAAACCGGCGAATTAGACGTGGGTAATGCATCCATGTTTGCAATCAATGCGCCTGCAATTGAAAAAAAAGAGCAAACCGGTTTCAGGCGCGGCAATTATGGCCAGACAGTAAAAAGTGTCATAACAAAACTGGAGCAGGAGCTTAAATTTACACTGACCGACATTAACCGGAAAAATCTTGCTTTGGCAATGTTTGGCACAGATGCAGCCTATACCCAGACCGCAGATAATAACACATCCACTCCTGAAGCTGTTACTGCGCATACAGACAAATATACAAAGCTGGTGTCCAGGCAGCTTGATCCTGCCACCCCGCCTGTTGTTCAGGATGAAACCGA